CTAAGAGTAACCCCAACGTGTAAAGAGCTAGCATAATTACCACCAGATTGAGTTCCTGTAGTGTCAAAGTAAGCAACACTAGTAGTTAATGTAGCACCAGTACCACTTGTTTTAGAAGGATCAAGTGTAACACCTAGAGATTGAAAAGAAAAATATGGTTGGTAGATTAACTTAGAATCAGACTTAACATCAAATGCAAACACTTCTACTTGGAATGTAGTAAGACTTGTTCTAACTAACTGCCTTGGCATAAACAATGGATGGCAAATAAACATAACATCACCTGCTTGAGCAAATGTGTATTCGTGCATAAAGGCATCTGAAAAAGGTAAAGCTGCACTATCAGTATCTGCTGTTACTGTAGCTACTAAAGATACCGCACCTGTTGTTGGGCTTATCTGAAAGCATCTTAGCTTAGCGTTTTCTAAAGATATTATATATCGCTCATCATCAGAGAATATAAAAGGTAATAGTCTTGATTGCACCTTAGAGCCACCACTAAAATTTATAACAGTTAATCTTGTAACGTCTGTGCTTTCTGTTGCTAAATATGTACCGCCATTAGGTTTGTCTCTTGTTACAGTAACAACTGCCGCTGCTGGATTAGCTACAGTAAAACCATCAATAGCATTAATAGCAGTAAAAATATTATCTGCTGTTACATTGTTTGAAGTGTTAGGTCTAAAAAAATGTATATTACCAGAAGAAGAAGAGGGCGCACTACTTCCTGCTGTTTCTGATTGCAGAGTAAATAAGTTGCCATCCGCATCATAGAATTTTATTTGTGTTCCTGCTGCTATATTAGCATAGTCAGATACAGTAATAGTAAACGTAGTTCTTTCTATTGTAGTATCATACTCATATATATTTTCTAATCCTGCACGTTTAATAACTCCACCTTCTGCTCTAAGAAAAAAATTCTCTACTCGTTGAGCAGAAGCAGTGTAGATATCAGAATCAGTTCTTGAATATAAAGAAGGACTTACTTCGCCAAACTGGAAGTTAGTAATAGGTACTCGTACTTTTTGCATCAACTACGCCTTTGAGTTATAAACCTCGATGTGTTTAGAGTACGATTTGTTTGTTGTTGTGAATCTAAACCTCTAGCTTTAGCCATAGCCATCAAACCTTTTTGTTCCATTAATTGAGAAAGGCTTGCATCTCTTGCTAGAGCTACTGCAAATACACTAGCTAAAGCATACTCTACAGCTATTATAAAATAAGAAGGCCAGAACTCTTCATCAACTCTAAATGTATAATCTAATATTAATGAGTCACTAGAATCAGCATCACAAAATATTTTATCGCCATATGATTGATATAATATTGGGTGATCATTTACTGTTACTGCATGAAGCATTAATGAGTCACTTGGTATCTGGTAAGCTGAATCATATCTCCCAGTAGGAGCATCAGATAATTTATTAAGAACAGCTTGGTTAGTTGCAAATCTCCATCTGGTATTAACAAGTGATGATCTAGCAACATCTTCATACATATTAGAAGCAACGAGTGCTTCATTGTTTCCGTCGTCAAACGAAGTAATAGGCTCTGCGCCTATCAAAATTAATGCCCTGCTAGATACATCTACAGGGGAGTCTGCTGAAGTGCTTGTTACTGCCATATAAGTAGTTGGGGGGTTTTTACGCCCCCCATCCTTTTAGTTATTAATCGCCATCAGTTTCTACGACGACAGTACCATCACTGACATCGACAACTCCAGCGCTTGAAATAGACAATACGTTTACCCAATTAGTGCTAGGCACATTAGTATCTTGAACACAAATTATGTCCCGAACACTTAACATATCGCTTGCGTCATTAAAATACGCTGCTGTGTTTACAGTAGCAATCGCATCTGCGGTTCTATAAACCCACATACGACAACCACTTCCACCGCCAATCAGGTGCAATCCTGCTGCTGCATAAGCCATTTTAAGTTTCCTTTCTTAAGAGTTGTTGTCGAGAACTTCACAGATACCATTGGCGTCAATAGCGACAGACCCCATAGACATCATTGAAGTTGCAAGGTGAGAAGCTTTTTCTGCTACATAATTTACTTCTGTTAAAACATCAGCATTTATGCCTAGTCCAATAGCACTAGTATGATAAGCAATATTCTTACCAGCCGTTACAGCAGAGGTAGAGAATACTTTAAAGCCCATGAATTCCTTCATGGTCATACCACCAGCAAAAGGTAAACTAGCTGGTCCAACATAGTCAGAAGAAGCAAACTGCTCGATTGCGAACAAGTCAGCAAACCCTTTAGGGTGCATTGCTAAATACCGCTGTCCGTCTTCTGGGACATTTTGTGTTCCCATAGTTTCAAACAATGATAAAACATCAGCTACTTGAAGAGCAGAGCTAGTATCATGTATTGCAGTACCACCAGCAGCGTCCATAGCTGCATAGATAAGTTCATCAGTCTTTCGACCAAGAGCCGCAGCAGCGGATTGGGCAACAGCTTGACGCTCGTTAATATTGATTTTTAACTCATCTAGTTTGTCGATGTATTCAGCAGCATAATAGTCACCCATTGTTACTTCAACAGTTGTGTGAGCTAGTTCCATTGGAGTTATGTTACCATTTCTTGATTTAGTTGATGCTGAGCCAGCACCTATTTTTTGAAACCTTGCCACACTTCCAGTAACATTAGAAGTACGAACAGTGTTTCGCAGTTTAGAACCCATACGTTGATACGCGAGATGCACATCAGATTCAAACTGCTTAATAAAGGCTGTGTCGATTGTATTAGCCATTTTTTCAGTTCCTTATTAAAGTTGCATTTTGAGTATCTTGAGTGTCCGCTCTGTCATATCAACGCAGGTATCCTTACGGGCTGCTCAATGAATTACGGGTCTTGATGAGAAAGCGTAAACATTCTTTCTGTGTTGATTGCAACGCACAAAATGAGCCATATTAAAACCATTTTCATTAGCGTACATTTCTGTAAGATCAAAACCTAGCCAACCTAACCATTGAAGCATCTTATGATTGCCCTCCCAAGTATTTACAACAATCTCATGGTAGTGGGTGTGTAAAAAATCAATTAACTTAGGAGATGCTTTAACAAAAGAAAACCAATTATCTTTCATGTTCTCAGAAAAAACAGTCCACATAATACCTTTTTGATGTGTAACACCTGTAACGCCTACAATAGCTAAAGGCTCTTTATCATTTTCTATAACAAAAACATCTGGTGTTTCAGAGTATTGTATTAATGTTTTCATTAAATCTATTTGATAAACTGCTTCAGCTTCAAATAAATTTTCTACACTCATTGTACTATACATAGGAATAATATGGCGTCTTTGTATGGGAACCATTCTCAGGCTCCCATGACTTATAAGGACTTTATCCATATAATTTTTTAAAGCCATCTTCTACTTGCTTAACAAAATTATCATCACGCGTATTTGCGTCCCAATATCTTTTGTCTTTCATCATAGTTTGAAGGTCTGCTTCTCCAAAGGTTGCAACAGGATTAGATTCTGCGCTTATTTGAGTGTCTTTGTTTTGAGCCATAACATGTTCAATAAGCATTATGCCTTCTGCTGTTTCACCAAGTCGTTCTACAGCACTGCTTAACTCATCTGGAAAAAACTTATTAGCAAACATACTAACAGCTTCTATCCTAGAGTTTGCATCATCGCCAAGTTTTTCTGCTTCAGCTTTTAAATCGTTTTGAGGAATAGACTGCTCTATTCCCTTGGCATACATCTCTATGCCTTCTTTAAACTGATCTTGACTAAAACCATTATTAAACGAATGTTCAGACCACCATCTAATAAGCTCATTATCTGTTGCTTCTTCTGAGTTTACAATATCAGGAAGTTCATAATGACCTGCGCTTTCTGGTCTATTCATAAATCTTTCTGCATCATGTTCTTTAATAATATCATCTCTTTTAGCACCAAGCTTAGATTCTAACTCAGTATAAGATTTAGCTAATTCTGCTGGATCATTAAATTTTTCTGGCAGCCACTCAGGTCTTTCTGGTGCTGCTTCTTCTGGTGTGCTTTGTATAAGTGTTTCTGTTTCTGCTTCTTCAGCCATTTGATTTTGTCCTGTGTGCATGATTAATTCTAGTTTCTATTAAACCAACAACATATCTTTGACCTTCAATATGTCTTAGCTCCTCAGTGCTTACATTAGCACCATGAACGATTTCAATAGTTATGGTTCTTAGATAACGTAAAACTTCTTTACCAGTATCAGAACTAAATAAATGAGCAAAGTTTTGACTTATTTGCTCATCTACTTCTTTTGTTCTTTGATATCCGTCTACTCCAATGTTTACTTGCTTAGTTTGTTTTTTATTGCTCAACTACTTGCTCCTGTTGTTGCGGCTCCCCTTGCATCATTTGTTGCTGTTGAGCCATTTGTTGTGCCATCGCAACTAACTGCTTACGCTCTTCTTCGTCGCGAATCAAGGTATCAGGTACACCAAATTTCTTAGCAAGGAAAGCGGCAGTTTCCTCAGAGTTAACAAGAAGCTGCATCATCTCTGGCCCAAACCTACCTTGGATAAGCTCTAAGAACCTAGCAACAGAAGTAATATCTTGGTTAGCTTGCGCTTGTGCTAGTGGAGATACAGACTTAATTTTTACTTCTCTGCCATTAACAGTAGGTAAATCTATTCTTCCTTGTTTCTTTAGTATGTAAATAACTCTTTGCAATACTGGCTGCACTAACTCTGCTTGCAATCTACCAAATGCAGAACCAATCCTTCTTGATAAATCAGCCATACGTTCTGCAACCTCAGTAGCAGATGCAGGAGTTCTATCTGGATTACCCAGCATATCGTTATACAATGCACGTTTAATATTTAATCGCATATCACCAAGAACAAGTTGAGCTACATCAAAGCCACCTGCTGCTTGTATTGGCTGTAGTCCTGCTGATCCAATAGCTTTTGGTATTATAGATCCTGGGACTAGCTGTATTGTATCAGGGTTAACAACGCCATCGTCATCCATTTGGTATATACCAGAGATAGACATCTGTGCGTTTTCAAGTATTAGTTCTATTGTTAGGTTAGTTGTTTTAATTGCAGAGAGTGCATTCATTAATGGCCCACGCCCATACACTTCACCTGCACATTTAGACCAACGGAAACAAATAAATGGATTAGAACCTACACCTGACATCTGTTTAAAGTAAATAATAGACTGTGTAGTCATACAAAAAGCATAGCTTAGATACGCTTCTTCGTTTCTTTTAGAATAATCACGGCATATTAACTCAAGAATAGTAGTTGTATTATCTGTACCATTCATCATCATGTTTTGTATTTTATCGTTTAGGATAGCATCAGGATATAATATCTGTATCTGATCAAACCTAATACCTTTTCTTTCTCTAAATACATGATCAATACGATCATCAGGCCCAGTATCAAGTATTACATGTGGTAGTGGTATCGCAGAAAACCTTATAGGGTTTAGCGAGTCACCTTCTTCCGCAGCCAAGACGCCAGTCCCGACAGCCAAGTCCATAAAAGACTCATGCACTTCTTGGGAAAAGTTAGAATTTTGGAGTATTTCAAAAACATATTCAGTTACCTCATCTAGTTCATTGTTAACAAAATCTCTTTCTGCTTTAGGAACTTCAGAACCAGAAGTAAGATCAGCCCATCTAGCAAAGTTAGGAACAAGACCTGATTGCAAACGCGATGCAAACTCTTGCACACCTACAACAGCAGTCTCATCAAATATCTTATCATCCCTGCGTTGACCTATTGTCTCACTATAAAAAGACTCTCGTTGAGGTAACGCATATTCGTAACACTCTTCAAACAATGGTACGAAATTTTCTCTCTTTACCTTGGCTCTTTCATATTGCTCAAGATATTTTTTTGCTATTGGATCTTCTATCATAATCTATCCTATGTGAAAAATCTACTGTAATACCCAATGCCGCCACCAGACTTGCCAGTAATTAAAGAACGCCTACCTCTACCCCTACTTCTTTTCTTAGAAAGGCCAGAAATTAAATCCGATTGTTTTTGTTTACGTTTTTTTATTAAAGAACCTTCTGGGGTATCTGCCATTGCTTCTGTTGCCATTGGCTCTTCTACTGGTTCTGGAGCTTCAATATTTACCTTTGTTTCTTCTTGTCTTCTTTTTGCAGGTGCGTCTGGTTTCATAGTAGATACTGGAGCTGTTACTGTAGCTATTTTTTCTTCCATAGCTTTTTCTTTTACTTCAGCAGCTTTTTCTGCTTCAGATTTTTTTTGCTCTTCTACTTCTTTTTCTTGCTCTTCCTGTTCTACGTCAATTACTTCTTTTTTAGGTTCTTCTTTTTTGCCACCAAAACACATGATATACCTCTTTGTTGTTTATGCTCGATAAGCACATAATAAATAATAATTCAACGCACAATTACATACGCGACCATAATCCTTGCCTACGCCTTGGTGTCTTTTGTTTAGCAAAGACATCGAAGTTAGTTTTAGCTACAGTAGGTTTAGCAGCAAATTGATTGTTCATTAACGCTCTGCCCTCTCCTGCACCAAGAAGCATATATTGTAAAGCATCGTGTATGTGTGAGTACATATTCTTATCTGGTTTATCAGCGTATCTTTCTCCAGATACTTCCATTCTTCTGTACTGATACCCACCTTCAAACCCTTTAATTAACTGTACACAACGTCTATCTACCAAAAACGCAGGTTTACCCTCAGACATTTTGTTAAGTTGCGAATTAACCGACTCAAGTCTAAGGTCAACGGAATTAGACGGAGCGGGATATGCTCTAAGACCAGCACCTCTAAGGACATGGAAAGGGGTAGACTCGTCGGTTTGCGCGCGGAAATCACCAGCAGGATCGCCAAATATATGAACCTCAGAAGTCTCAGAAAACCGAGTGGCAATCTCTTCACGAAGAACTTCAGCAAACCTAACAATCCCCATATCAAATGCAACAATCTCTGCTTGTACAAACCATCTCCCCCTTACTTTCTGACCTATAACTGCGGCTGGTGTTAATCCAAAGTCAAGCCCAACATACAAAGGATTACCTGCTGCTACTGGTATTTCTTCTTTGGCAATGTGTGTTTCTGTTACAAACATAGGATATATAGGCTTTCCGTCTTTAATTGTGCCTAGTCTATTCATAACATAGACATCAATCCAACTCTTTGTTTTACCCTGTATTAGATTAGGGTAGTAAGAGTCCATCATATTGTTACGATTTTCCGCAGTTTTATTTGGTTCGTAACGTTCTATCTCGCCCTCTTTACTTTTAACTTCTGTCATAGCAGAGGGTTGTGTAAAGAATTTCCAGTTAGTAGGAGTGACAAGCATCTTAGCTTGCTCTCTAGGTATATGATCTGGCACAGGAACTTCGCCTGACATAATAGGCCACCAATGATCTTCTTCTGGTGCGTTGGTATCTGCTATAAATCCTGTCCAACTTGGCCCACCCTCACGCATAGAAGGAAACCGCCCTACGCGCATTGAACAAGCGTCCATGATGCTCTTAGGAATTTCTCTAGCTTCATTTACCCAGATGCCAGTAAGCTCGAGGGACAATAACTTCTTAACATCTTCGGGGCGGTCAAGGGCTAAGAATAAAACTTCTAAGTCTATATCGCCCTTTTTAATGTGGTGTGTATACGGAACTGACCAAGTAAACTTTCCCCATTCGTTTTCGGGAAACCAATCTAGCCAAGTCTTAATTGTTGTAGTTTTTAACTGTGGGTTGGTATTACGAATGATAGCCCATCGGCTGCGCCTAATACCTTGCTCGTTCTTTTTCTGCATTAACGCTCTACGAAACACTTCAACACAACACCCAACGGATTTACCAGAGCCTACTGGCCCACGAATACCACGAAAGAACGTATCGTCCTTCATAAATTCTTTTAAGGTATCTCCGTCAGGTTTGTATTTAAAGTCTATCACTTGTTAATTATTCCAGAGTCAACACCAACGCGTATCATCTTCTCAACAGTGGCAGGGGCTAGAGAGTCAATAAGTTTATCTGCTTCATAGTTAGTGCAGAAATCTTTTGGGTAGTGTTTAAAGTTTACAGTCTTAACAACTGTTCTTAAAACTTCTAGTTCTTGCGGTGATAGTGTAGTTATAAAACTCATTTCTTTTTCTTTTTAGGAAACCCAGCTTTCATATTTTTATATGCTTTGTCAGTAATGGTACTCTTAGACTTTGGCCTACTAATACCTTTTTTCTTTCTAGCATTTATGTTTGCGTATAAACCTTTAGCCATTATTTCTTCTTCTTTGCT